GTATCGTTTGCGGTAGTCCCTGTATTGGCGACAGTAGCCGTGACAGTACCATCAGCGGCTCCACCACCAGTGTCAATTCGAGAGATGAATGCGCGAGACTTTCCTGAACCTGGGGAGGAGTCAAAGTCAATGTACATATTCTTTAAATCACACGCAGCAGGAATCTGGGCGACAACGCTACCCTCAGTTGAAATGTTCGTACAAGTACCAATAGTGTTGACGAAACGCGTAGCAGAAGTAGAAGGCACACCGTTGTTAGCCATGATAGGCGTTGAACCACTTACTGTAGGAACGAAACGTACACACCCCTTGATAGCACGCGCTGTAGGGGTGCCTGCTGGTACACAACTCACTGATACTATGTCCCCCGCTACTACAGAGAAGGAATGTGTCGTGTCAGGAGTAGCCGTTGTGTTGGTATTAGTGACCGCTGTCGTGAGTGTTTGGTCTGCGCCGTTGAGACGCACTGTCCCTGTATAGGACGTACCAGCCCCAGGTGCTCCCGTGGCAATAAGGTGGAGTGTATCAATTGTCCCTGCACAAGGCATGACGACACTTCGGGTTGCTTCTGTAGCGTTCCAAGTAGCTCCAGAACCCAGCCCAGAGTAACCAGTTACACTGTTAGATGCGTTTAATGCGTTGCCGAACCAGAGGAAAGTTTCGCCATCAGTAGTCGCGTCAAACACGCAAGAGATTTGTACTTGAGCTGCGGTAATATCAGGAGTACCTGATGGAGATACATGGACTTCGATAAGGTCGCCAATTGATACCGACAAAGTATGAGTAATGTCCTCAGCAAGAACACTCGCACTTGTAATCGTACAAGTTACTGAGGTCGCCCCGCTCTGGTTTCTTATTGTGACGATGAATGTCCCGCCATTAGTAATTGAGGTGGCGTTGGGGAACCTCACCTTGAGATTGCTTAGCGTACCTGCAATAGACCATGGATTACGCCCAGCATTGACTGAGGAAGACCACGCAGCTACTCCTGAACCTGAACCCTCAAGACACGCGTAACGAGCCGCCGAACTTGACGGTCCCGCAGACGCACCGTTATGTCCGAGGATAACTGTTTGCATATTACATCTGGGCGCGGAGTCTTATTAGCAACTCATCTACCATTTCTGGTGTGTCGGCTTCCATAATTTCTGCCTTAATTCCTTCTACCGTATCGGTTTCTCGTAGAGCAGCCTCGGCAAGTTCCGCTTCGTTTTGTATGATACGAGCATATATCTCTTCTTCTGTGAGATAAATAGTGTCGTCTGTCTGTATGTCGATAAGACCGTCTAACACGGTAACCTTTGAATAATTAGCAACCATGTGATGAAGCAAGTACACAACCGCCGCATGTGTCGCGTTCTTCTGTTCCTGTGTCCAATCAGTTTGTAGTAGTTGTATTTGCATATTAGACTTGATTCACCCAAGTGGTTTTCCAATCTGTTCCATTAAATTGTGCGGTTATCATTAAAGTTTTACCCGCCGTTGTGGAGGCTGGAAAAGCAGCACCAAAAACAATGTACGTAGCGTTCATTGTTAGGGTCTGTGCACCCGCACTGTCCACGTAGATAGTGATGACCTCACCAATGACTGGTGTTCCTGTAGGAGCGGCGATAGTAAGCCCCACTGTTTGTGTTGTGCGGTAGTACACGTTCGCACTTGAAAGGTCAGGCGTTAGGGTCGCGTTACTCGTTGAACTTGCTGTACGGGGCTGTGGACGTTTGTTAGTGATTGTCTCTGTACCTGTAGGGACTGAATAATCTGTACCAGCAGTGGCGATACTTGGTACTCCTGTACCTGTAGTATTTTTTAGGATACCTGTAGCAAGCCCTGAAAGAGTAGTCCCATTTATCTTAACGACCGTAGTAGCGTTAGAACCTGCACTAGCTGTTACGTCTCCAGTGAGAGCGGCGCGTTGCAGGAGCGGTGTAGCGTCTACATAGGTCAGGGAAGCGTCTACCATCGCACCTACCGCGTCTTGCGCTAACTCATCTGTGTACTGAGTTACATCTCCTACATAGAGGATATTCCCGTCAGTTACTGCCGTATCAAATTGTGCTTTTGTGCCAGTGATTCCTACGATTGAAGTCTGGTCGCCTGAGTTTGTACCAGTGAGTCCCAAGTCAGTCTTTAAGGTGGCGAGTGTCTGCACTTCTGGTGCCCCTGTGCCGGCTGTCTTTCTGTAGAACACGGTAGCAGTGGCGACATCAGCCTGCTTTGCCAGAGTGACCGCGCTATTAGCGATAGTCCCTGCCGCGGTTACATTTGCCGAGCCGTCGAAAGATGGGGAAGTGTAAGTAAGGTCGCCAGTGATAGCGATGGTGCGCGCTGTCGTGAGCTTAGGAGCCTTTACTACAGCAAGGTCTGCGGTAGTCGTTGGGTTTGTAACGGTTATTGAACCATCTGCGGAAGCTATGTTCGTGACTGTCCCTGAACCAGCCGCGGTGAAGAACTCAAGACCTGTCTCGCCAGCGTTTACTCGTACAGCCTTTCCTGCTTGGGAAGAGTAAGAGGACGGCGCGTCAGTTAAGGAAGTGAAAGTAGTAGCTCCTCCACTGGGTGTGGTTACTTCTATAGTGTCTCCTTTCTGCACAGCAGTACCCCCAATGATAGTCAAGTTCTTCCCTCTCTTCCCATTAAAGAAACTGGTGGTAGGTGGGAGTGCTACGGAGTTGGCTTTGGCGATTCTTTCAATGTCTGCTAGGCCTTCTACCTTCTCTTTCTTTATTAAAACTGCTGATTCATTTACTTTGTCTACAACCTGCTCTGGCGTGTCCAGAAAGACAGGCTCTACTGGAGGTAACTTTGAAAGGATTTCCTGAACTATAGATTCTGTTTCTGCTCCGTCGTCTTCAGGGGATTCTGGAGCTTCAGGCAAAAGAGAAAGAACCTCAGCTACGATGGCGGAAGTATCTATTTTCTGTGGTTGAGGGATGTGGGGGATGAGAGCTTCGACAACATCGCCGATAGCAACAGAGTCTCCCTTCTTCCCAGGCTCTCCGGGCTGTTTCTTCATCTCCGCAACAGCCTCTACCTCGCCCTTTAAGGATTCCGCGACACTCTTAAATTCTTCCGCAAGAGTTCCGAGTTCTTCCCTCGCGGTATCAAACTCATCCTGCATCTCGAACATCTTTGTGACGACCGCTAAATCCCCATTGTCAGCGATTTCAGCGAGAGCCATTAACTTAGCTTTCTGTTTATCTGAGAGATTTTCCATTCTATATAGTATCTCTTGTCATTACCATAACGACCTTTAAACTCACACTTATTGAGTTTTTGTGGCGTAATATAAGACGATTAATCATTGCTACCTCACACGCTAAAACGTAGGCGTTTTCTTTGTTTTCGGGGCTACGTAGTGGAATCCGTAAGACTTCAAAATCTTGTCTTTGATGTCTGCTTTCTTTGCGGTTATTACCTTCTGCTTAGTGTCTGTGTCGAGAGCCTGGTATTTAGGGTTGTCAGCAATCTTCTTTAGCCAATCTCCATACTCTGCACTAAACTTCGCGTTGGCTTCGTTAAACTTCTCTTCTCCTACCTTAGCTTTGAATGCTTCTAGTTCCTTACCTGGATTTTTACTCCAATCTGCTTTGTTAGTGAGGGTGTTTGCTGATACCCCGAGTGCATCTGCCACCACTCCAAGAATGGAGGTCGGAGTAGGATTGTTACTTGCAACCTTGAAAGCGTTCTGTACGGTGATAGGGACTGCTGTAGAAGCAAGAAGACTGCCTGGAGTAACTGGTTCTCCGATGGCATTAGTCCCTCTCATAGCTGACCACACCGCAGCGGTAATTGGAGGAGCTTTGTTTATGACGAAATCACCAAGAACACTGAGTCTCGACTGGTCTCCGTAGTCCGTTCCAAACGGTCGGATTAAACCTGTTGTTGTGGATTTAGTTTCACCCATTAACTGACGTGCCGCAAGAACGAGCAAGCTCCCCTTACCTCCTGTGTAGTCAAATGTTGTGTCCCCTATCTTAATCTTTCCGAAGTTAGAAGAACGTGGGTCCGTCTCCGCACTTCCTGGCACTAGAGCATTAAAGACCGTAGCAATTCCTACAGACGTACCGATAATCTTTGCAAGGTTCATTCGAGCTTCCTTGCGGGCGAAGGAAGTCTTAAGTCCCATACCCCCAGAATGGGCAGTAAGGACATCGTAGTTGGCCTTAAGCATTTTAGGAGCCCACATAACGAGACGAGTAACTTGGGATTCCCCTAATTTACCAATGTCTCCACGAGCCGTAGCGGAACTAGCAAGTGCCCCGATGTCTTTAATTTGAACGTCGTCCCACGTTACTCCGTTTTTCTTAGCAGCTTCTTTAAGAATATCAAAAGTGTCTAGACGGGCGTTACGGGCAGACTGCTCAAACGCAACCTGGGAAGCGTCGAATATCCTACCGATTCCAGGTATTTTTGATGAAAGAGTTCCTTGGTAGGCCTCCTCGTGTTTAGGTAAGATTCCAGCTCTTTGGTATTCTCCATTTATATAGTCTGGACGAGAAAGAACATCAGCCCAGTGAGCGTCTTCGGCGGCCTGTTTCCCGTTCTTCTTTGTTAAGACGGTAGCAAAGTCTTTTACTCCCTTCTTGGCGACACTCCACCATATCGATGGGTGGGTCATCAAGGTGTTTAGTCCTTGTCTACCCATGAAAGAGGCATCCCAAGCAGCAACAGCCGCCACGGAGTTATCTGTGATGGTTTTAGCCACAGTCTCCATTGTGTCTCTCGTTGTGCCAATTTTGTCGTCCTTGAATGATTCTTTAACCTCCTTCGCGTAGTTTTTAAACACCTTTAAAGGATTAGATTCACCTTCCACAAGACTTGTCTTATACCTCTCAAGCATTTGGGCGGTAGCACCGTATTGAGCTTTAGCTTCTGGAGAAGACCACTTACCTGTCACTGGGTCAAGCTGGTCTTCGTATTTACTTATCTTAGACGTAAGGTCTCCCATTACCGCGGCTTGTGCTTCAGTGATATGTGTCCCGACTGCCTTATCAGCGAGGTCGTTGAGAAACGTTTCCTGCTCTTTAGGGGAGAATATACGCTCCTGTTGCTGCTGCTTAAATTCCTCTGTGGCTTTCTTAAGTTCTGCAATCTTCTCAGGAGAATACCTACCTTCTTGCGTGACTTTAGCAATCCAATTCTCTAGACCCTTAACCTTATCCTTAAGTATTAGTTTTTGTTCAAAGAGCTGGTTAATCTCCTTACCGTTCCCTCCCATCTTCTCAAAAAGAGCAGTACGCGATTCTGTAGACATCTTTAAAAGGCTTGAGACCGTTATGTCCCTATTACCAAGAGCTTTCTTAAATACATCAGCTTGTTCTTTAGGTATACAAATCATGCGCAAGTAACTTTATCAATAAACTTATCTAACCTTCCAAGGTCTTTTGGTTCAAGGGTAGATTTCTTTACTGCTTCACGAATCTCTTTATCTATCGAAACTTTCTTTTTGTCGTAGTTCATTGTCTTGGCTACGAGCCGCTTCTGGACGTCTTTTAGTTGAGCGAGAATTGAGTTTGGATTAGCTCCTTTAGACGCAGCGAGGTCAGAACCAGCTTGAGAGCGAGAACCTGTAAGCTCAGACTTAAGAAGTTTAAGGCTTAGCTCAGGATTTGGGTTTCTTTCTAGATAATTCTCAATAGCCACACTCATCTTTTGAGGCGGTATTCCTTCTGGTAGTGGTTTTTCTCCTGTTAAAAGGTCTTTCAGATTTTTATCTCCTAGGTTTATCTCATAAGTTATCTTCTCGTAAACATCCTTACGGGTAAAGCCGTTGTACCCCGCGAGGTCAGTTTCTCCCGCCTTAATGAGTCCTTTCTCAACAGCGTCTGCTTCTATGCGCTGGGCAACACCAGAGACACGGTTAGTATCAAGTGGTCGTGTAGCTGCGGAAACTGGACCAGAAGGCAATTCTGGTGCTAACGTAGGGGTGGTTGTCTCGACTACAGGCTTCTGAACGGTCTCCGCCTTCGCCTCCTCCACGATTCTCTTGGCTTCGACGGGAGTTAATTCTTTAATATCTTTTGCTTTAGAAAACTCAGAGACCTTGGACATGACCTTACCCATAAGAAGGACTTGAGCCGCAAGCGAACCAACCTCCTGGAGAGGGGCCTTGATAATGTCTTTAGACTCTTGTGAGATAGGCATCCAATCGACTACTTTCCCCGTAGCGAAAGAACCCCCGATTCCAAGGGCCGTGGGAGGGATGGAGAGCACGTCAGCTACCTGCTTGAGACCTGGTGTATGTTCAGCGACCTTAAAAGTACCTGTGATAGGAGAAAACGCTGTCTCTGCTAGACCTGCAATTATGTCTGCCGTATCAGCTACCTTGTTTGCCATTCCTGGTTCACTTACTAACTCCTTAACCCCGGTACCAGCTCTTTTAAGACCACCGACAAAAGGGTCTATGTAAGCATTTGCTACCTTCTTAGCAGTGTCGATGGGATGAAGGACTGCATCGCCAAAAGGAACAACCGTATCTGCGCTTGCTTGTGCGTAGTTCTTTATACTAGAGGTGGCTCGTGAGATAAGGCTCTGGGGGGCTACTGGAGCGGGCGGAGGAGTATAGGGCTCGTATTTAAAAGGGGTTAACCCTCCACGAGATTCTGTAGGAACTTTTTCATTTGAGCCTCCATAATTAAATGGTGTCAGCATGTTATATGTTTGTCTTATCCACGGATATACCGAGGCTTTCCATCTTTTTATCCAACTCTAATCCTGCGTTATTTCCATACTTACTTATTAGTTCAGACTTGTAGTGTTCATACGCTATCGGATTTGCCCCTGCCCATGACTTTGTCTCCATTTGTTTCTGGAAGTCCATAACGGCTTGAGCTATGTCATCCTCCTTATTACCCCCGCCCATCTGGTTCTTCTTGGTCGCCTCAAGAAGGTTCTGCTGGTAGAGAGGGTCTGATTGCCTAATCGCCTGGGAGACGTATGCCATCTTCTTCTGTTGTTCGAAATTAAGCTCATCTTGTTTCTTTTGGAACTCTTGAGTAGCTTGCAGTTTCTCACTCTCAGTCATATCATTGGAAGCAAGTTGGATATACTTCGCGTAGTTGTCAAGTTGAGCCTGCATCGGTTCAAACTCAGCCTTAATCTGTGCTTCAGCAATCGCCGCGGCTCCTTGGTAGTCATCGTTGGCTATCTTCTGCTGAATGGCTATGTTGGTTAGCTCAGAGTTCTTCTGCCGACTCAACTCATTAATGTTCGCGTTGATTGTTGAAGCATCAGCACCACCCGCGTTCTTTCTCATCGTTTCTATTTGGTCGTCGTATGACTTACCGACACTTAAATATTGGCTTTCAAGACCTTTCGCTATCTTTTGTTTTTGGGCGATACCTTGCTCTTCGTTTACTTGCGCTGTTCTTGCGCCCTTAGCTCCCAACTTTTCGTTGAGGGAAAGGATAGACGCTAGCACTCCCTTAATTGCGCTAGAACCAGTACCTTCATTAACTCCTGCTTTAGTCGCCTGAGCTTCTGCTTCTTTAGCCGCTGCTTGGCCTTGGATAATATTCTCCTTGTGTGCTCCCGCGATGGTCGCCAGCGCTGTCTGTGCAGTGGTGGAAGGAATAGCGACTGAGTAGGTCTTTCCCATTGCCTCAGGGCTAGCAAGTCTCACTGCGTTAATAGGTTTTGTAACGTCAGGATTTTTTACCGCTGCACTAGCTATAGGGGCAGGTGGGGTAATAGAAGTTATCGGAGCACCACGTAAGGCACTAGGAACTAGATTCTGATTAGTTATTCCACCTGGTACTAATCCTCCAGGATTCCCCACTGTGAGCTTTGAACTCACTATCCCCCCAGAAGACGGGGTAGAAGGCATCTGCGTTATTGGTTGTGCTGTTAGTGAGAGATTCATAGTTATTTTAATTATACCGTGGATTTGCTAATAGTATTTATAGAAGTCAACTCTTGTATGTTGATATCTTTTCCTCGCATCTCTACCTTGAACTGGATAGCAGAGTTCTTTTTGGCAACCCCAGTCTCGCCAAACCCTAAATCAAGAGTATTGGTTTCGCTCGTTATGGAGTCTAGATACGCCCAGTTATCCACCATAATCTCTGACGTATCTCCTGGAATGACTGTTGGGATTGCTTCGTCCAAAGTAAACGAATAGGTACTCGTGGTTGTATCTATGGCCGTTATATGGGCGGTGTAACCTGCACCAGCACCTTCTACGATAGAGACCTCATCTCCAACGCTGGCACTCTTAACATCTTTCGCGGTGTTTAAAATTGTGAATGTCTGGTTGTCTGTCCACGTAGCGAGGCCTGTGTCTGAGAACCTTGCGGGTGTAGGGAGACCTGGCTTGTAATCTACTCGATACTTAATTCGTATTGAATCTGTTGTTCGGAGCAAGGTTAGGCATTTTGTATACAGTTTTTGGAAAGCGTCAGTGATTCCAGCAGAAGGTAGAAACGTGGTTGTGAAACTACCTACATTACGCCCTGTTCCAAAACTCATAAAAGATTTAACCCCTGTGTTCGCGTTGTTGTTTACCTGTGCTCCCCAAAGCACCTCTTCTCCGAAGAATCTCTGAGAAGTTGTTCGAGCCCCAGCGACAACGGCTCCTGGTAGGTAGTTTGAAGTAGCCCCGACCTCAAGGGTGTTTGTGTTGAAAGTGTCCCCACTCGGAGTCCCTGAAAGAGTAATGGAACGACCTGCTAGAGCATCGGCAGGACTAAAGGCTAATTTCATCGACGTAGACGAGACTTTAATTGCGAAGTAGTCTCGACCAGCCGTTAGGCCAGTGATGTTTGAAACTGACACGGCACGTATTTCATCTCCTGTTTCGCAGTTGTGTTCTGTCGTTCCGAAAGTAATAACGTCTGAAGAAAGGGTTGTCGCCGTAATTGTCTGGACTTGAGTATAGGTTCCACCTGCTTTGTGGTATAGACCAATCTCGGGGTCATATACCCAAAGGCCTGATGGCTGGTTGTGAAGGTATTTCCCAGGGTAGCCCTCGAGCCCGTCTTGGATAGAACCATCTACGTTCATATAGATATTATCTCCGACAGAAACCATACCTCGGTTCGGAATCTTCCCATTCAGAGAGTTAGACGCTGCGTTTGAGCTCCACGAAAGCCCAGTCTCGTAAACGGGGAAGTGGAAAATCTCAGTGAAACCACCTCCGTTGAAACGAAGTCCCTGACCCACGGAATTAACGACAACAATGGAGTCTCTCCAGTCACATGCTGAATAAGCCCAATCGCTGTGGACTGAGAATCCTTGTTGAACTCCTGTGCCTTGCCCGTTCCAAATAAACATCTTAGCGTTCTCTGCTGTTGTTGAACGGGTAAAGATATACATATTATTCCCTCGATAGCGTAGCCCCGTCACAATAAAGTTGGCTGGTAGGGTTAGGGTGTTACTTGAGTCAGCGCCGTTACTCGCAGTAAGCGTCTGGAAGACTTGGTTTGCATTTCCGACACAAAGGGTATTTCTGTTCTCAAATACTGCCATAGGGTGCGGCACTCCGGTAGTCAGTCCAACTACCGCTGTATTCCATGTGCCGTTGAAGTACTCCGTGGTCGTATCACAACTAATGTGAGTTGCTTGGTTATAGTAGACAGAATCAGAATAAATGCCGTGGGTTGTCATACTTGTATTTGAGACGGCGGCGACTGCCCCTGTACTAGCAGTATAAGTAAAGACTTTGTTGGTCGTTACAAGGGTATATACCCCCGAAACGTAGGTTATTGCCATGAGTGTACTAAAAGTAGAGTCCTGTGTACTTGTATAGAGTGTGACTGGTTGCTTTGCAAGGGCGAGAGTCCCGTTCTTATCGAAGTTAACATTTCGGGTGTCTATAATGTCAGTGAAGCCGTCCTGTCCGTGGCTGACCCTCCACTTTCCGCTCTGAGTAGGTAGTTTAATCATATGAGCGAAGGTATTTCAGCTAATACACCATCTATCTCCACGAAGAAAGTTTTCGCGTATGCCTTAGGGACTGCTCCGGGAACACCTGAGAGGATTTGGGTAAGAGCACTTGTTCCCGTTCCTGTAGAAACAACAGCCTTGAGAGCATTTCTCGAAGCGTCGTCCACGGGGTATGAAAGCTGTTGTGTCTCTCTCCGTTCTTTCCATGACAAAAGTTCCTCTACCTGAGAGGTAAGTTCTTCAATCTTTACTTGCATTTCTTGGGGGGTCATGACTTTGATTGATTAACCCAAGTTGATATATTCTTGGCGAGAGAAGACCAGATTGAACTTGTTGCACCGATGAGGGTTACGGTAGCTGAAAGTACGCTTTGAACGAAGCCCACTTGGAAGAAGGTGGCTTCTAGCGCGAACAGGGGAGCGGTAGGCGGGGAAACATACGGATAAATAGAGAATAGGTTTCTTTCACATAGTCCTGTCCCTCCGCCGTCACGAGTCATACTCATTGTGTACGCACCTGCTGGAGTAATAGCGCCGCCGCTGTCTCCGTACCCTAGAGTTCTTGTGCTTGGTCCAGTGAGCCCTTTCTGTCTAAGGGTTACGTTTGTACTCGCGCTATACGCGACGTTGGAGTACGTCGTGATTATCGACCACGAGTTATTGTTTACCGTCGTTATTGCGTCTGAGATATTTCCCACCCCTGAGGCGGCTTCGTATAGAGCGGTTGCATCTGTTGCGAGGTTGTCTGTAACCCCACTGTACGTTGAGGCAAACGTCGTCATACCTGAGGAATTTCCCGAGAGAGTAGCTACGATTGATTTCACTCCTGAGCCTGGGTTATAGAGTGCGAAAAGTGTGGCACCCACACCATCAATAGTTCCAGACGGACCAGATATTTTAGTCATTGCTGTGCCACCCCATGTAACGGAGCTTACCGAGACTGAGTTTCCACAATAGACAATTACAAAAGCCATCATATTCGCTGCCGAACCTGTAGCCGCAGAGTTGAAAGTACGAGTGGATGTTGGGTTCGTACTCGTCGAGTCTGCTACGTAATTGTCAAATGCAATCGCCATTTTATACGATAGAGAGTTTTAGAATTCCGTCTACGTTGAAGGAGACCTGGAATGTAGAACCTACTGATACGATGTTTGAGCCAAAATCTATAAGAGCAATAAGAGGAGAAGTCGAGGCAACTCCTGTTGATTCGTAGATTACTCCATAACGAGCAGTAATGGTTGAGTTCGACCATGTAGCATCGGCGGCATCAAAGACAGCACGGAAGTTAGTGTTGTCTTGAGTAACCGTCTTACTTGCTAGTGTCGCACCTCCAGCGGTGTACCCAGTTCCGACTACTTCGTTGGTAATGTCGTTGAAGAAGTCGTGAGTTTTGTCGGGGGTGTAAGAACTCGTGACGAGGGCAATCTTGATAGTATCGGTATCAAGGTCGATGTTCTTCCCAGAGAGAAGGTTCGTTGCGAACGGTGTATAAAGAAATGATGCCATAGATTAGCGGTAATTATATTGTCTAGTTTTTAATTGGGTACGGTCATCCATATCCCTAAGAGCATAGGATGTGGTAAGAGCACTCTCCATCACAGCGATTTCACCGATTAGGTTCTTATCTAAGTCCTTCATTACGTTAAGAAATGCATAATCGTGAGCAGCATACAGAGATAAGAGACGATGATACAAAGGATTAAACCCTGGAGTCTTCGAAGTATCTGATGTGGAGAAGTAGCTCGGCCCACGTTCAAAATAGAGCTTGAGAGAAGATGTCTGGGTATACGAAGGCTTCGGGTAAAGGATGAGAGAGTTACCTTCCTTGTCATAGTATTGAGGTCTGCCACTCGTTTTAAGGAGGTCAGTTAGGGACTGATTATACACGTCAGCCTGGTCTATTGGAAGTAACTTCGTCCAGGCTCCCGCAGAATCCTTGACTTCTACTCTTTCTATTCTGAAATGAGAAGTCCCATCAAGAGAATAGTCTTGCTGGTCTGTTACTAACCCAGTTGTAGCTATAGGGAAGTCCGTCTGGTTAGTATCGTCCCACTGCCAACGTCCTTGTGCTTCCCGTATAACAGAGGAGATATGCTCTAATGCACGATTAATACTGTAAGTAATGTCTGTCGTAGAATAGACTGTACTTGTTCCGTCGCCTAGTACTAGACGGCGTGTGTCATAGAGGAGTTCTGTAAAAGTCATCTATTACAACCTATCAGAGAAGAAAAAACAACCCCTAAAAGCTCACACTAAATGTAACTAATCGGCAAGAAACATAGTTTTTATCATCTTGTCTACCACACTTGAAATGTCCCCAGGGTACTGCCAATTTTCTCTAACGAAGTTGTACGCGTTGTCCCCTATCCTCTCTCGCTCCTCCTTGTTGGTTATAAGGTTATCAAGAGCGTCGAACCATTCTCCGGGACGGCAAAGGATTCCCGTTTCGTTGTGGATTACAGTTCTCCTGCCCTTGAGGTCAGTACAATAAGGGTATACACGTGAGGCGACTGTGGGGATTTTATACATGGAGGCTTCCATCCATTTGATATGGCTCTTGGAACGAGTGAAAGGCGTGTCTACGAGAGGCGCAATAGAGATGTCCCACGGCCTATCGGAAAGGTAGCGAGGATATTCTTTAAAGGTAGAGGTCGCAGGGAGTATAGAACAGCGGTCCATCCATTTACCAGGCTTTTGTCCGAAGTAATCCTTAACCTTATCTTTGGAGATGACTCCTACTGTTTCAAAGTACACGTTACTATGCTTCTCCATTATCTGTTTAATCGCAGGCATAATCATCTTCAAATCGTCCTCATGGGAGTTAGAGCCTGAATATCCGATTACAATCTTGTCTTCCTTCTTCTTCGCGGGAATGAAGTCCCAGTCCTTGAGGTCATTCATGTTTGGGATAACATAAATGTCCTTCTTCATTCCCTGGACTCTCTCGATATGCTCTCCAAGACGCTCTTTGAGAGGGTCTGTGCTGACGGTAATAGCATCTGCGAAAGAGAGAATGGTGTTTAGATAGGCTCGGTCCTTCTTTGTCCTCTTGAACTGCTCGTAGAGTAGGTTACTCTCAGGAACATCGAGGTAGTTATCGTCCACATCCACGATAACCTTAGCTCCATGCTTTTGAGAATGGTAGAAGATAGCCGCGGCCACCACAGGGTCGCAGAAGTAAGAAGTCCAGAATACATCGTACTTTTTGAAGATGTTGTCCCACTGTTCTTCGAGATTATCTCCGAAGTTCTTTATTTCACTACCGACTACCGTTATGTTATGGCCGTCGATGGATTGCGAAGGTTTAATCGTTCGGTAATATCCGATACCACCGTACGTGTTTTGTTTACGTCGGTCTTCTGTATGAGTCCAGTCTCCAAATGCCATTAGTATTTCCATATTATTCAGGTCTAGCGGTTAAGTGATTAGTAAATCCAAAGTATTTGTTTCCAGCACGTGCAGAGGGTGAGATTAAGTTTATATCTATCCCCATTCTGTTAGCAACATACATGAATGAAATCTGGTCTCTAGCTGAGTGCCTACAATACTCACTCCACCAAGCGTTGTTAAACTCCCTCACCTTCGCGGTATTCTTGCGGATAATCATATTACACTCTGCTAGTCCAAGGTGCTTAGGGTGTCCTGAATCTTCATACTTCTTGGCTTGAGTGATAATGGTCTCTTGGTCGTCTAGTTTATGTACCGCACAAATCATCGCCTCGTCGTAGATACAGTCTCTCTCAGGATGCTGGAACACAGCGATGTCGCAATCCTGCATAAACTCTCGTATGAGTTGCTCCGGGGAAACTTTGAGAGTTAGATTAGCGTCCAACCAGATAGAGTATTCACTGTCCGTGTATTGGTGTATGAGAATCTTGTGGATTCTTGAATTACGTCTTGGAGAGGTGAACTTGTCGTAACAGTAAGCCTGACTCCAGAGCTTTGTGGGGTACACGACGTCTGTAAAGGCAATAAACTCAGCCTTGCCCTTAACGTGGTCGTCGCTTAGGTTATCTTTTCCATCTGTGAGAGCCGTTACTACTGTAATCATATCAACTTCATGTTCTTTAACTGGCGAAGACCTTCTTCTTCGTATTCAGTGTTCCCCCCGTGCGTGTTTGATATGTAACCTCTTTCCCCTTCGAGACAGAAGGGAGACATGCGGTAGAAAGGAGAGAAGAAAGCTAGGCGTAGGTTGTTCTTCTTGGCGAAGTCCATAAAGTCATACGCCATAGAGTTCCAGTCGTAGAGCTCTGTTAACTCCTCGGAGACAGAAGTTTCCCCTTGTTTGTCTAGTTTGACTCCACTGAGGTCAAACCTACCACCCATCAAATCAATAACCTCACGAGTGAAGAACTCAAACGAACCTCGTACAGAGCCCTTGGGCATACCAATAGAGTTCGCTAGGATGTCCCAACGTTCGTACTTTAGAGCTTCTACGAAGAGCTCTGTACCAATAAGATAGTTGTCATCGTGGGTGAATAGGAAGAGGTCGTAATCTTTGTAGAAGTTATCAGCTAGCCACTGATTCGAGTTACCCCAGTCCCCAACAGTGTTTGGGTATTCTTTATACTTCCATCCTAGAGCCTCTATTTGTTCCACTGTGGCTATTTTGTCATAGAAAATACGGTCTATGTCCCCTCGCATATTGTCGGGGAATACTTTGTCTTTCTTTTCCCCCACCGCGAACTTGGGGTCTCGGTGAGAGACAGCAAAGAAGTCAATCTCACAGTCTTCAGGGACAGTCTGAGCCTTCATAGAGGCATAGAAGTGTAGGGGAAAATGCCAAGAACTTGCGACTACGGCGATTTTCATGGTTTATCAATTACTATTATCGAATCGTGGAAATGGATTGAGGGTATCTCAGTTGGCCGTACTGTTGGAGTTGGTTCTGTATTTCGAGGCGAGATGATGTAGGGCTGGTGCATACGGTCTATCTCGTTCTTAAAATACTCGATACAGGATTCTTGCTTTTTATAGCCTCCTCCGTGGGCAGACCAATACGATGTATGGGTGTCTTCAATCATGTATGTCCCCCCTGGGTTCATTTGGGGGTAAAGAACCTCGAAAGAGTTAATCTGTTGGTCCATTTTGTGTCCTCCGTCATCTAGAACAACGTCAAAAGGTCCGTACTCATCGTTAATCTTCTGCATAAAATCTTTGTCCGCTTGGTCTCCGATGATTACCGTTATGTCTTTGTTCACGGAGCAGGACATGTCGTTATCCACCCCTACAATAGTCGCATCAGGGAAGTATTCTTTCCACATCCTGGTCCCGTTACCAGTCTGTACTCCTATCTCTAGGAATTTTATTTCTTTTCCTTGGTATTTCTCAAGGTACTTCTCATAGATAGGGAAATAGTGAGGGTATTTTCTCCCTCTGATAGTTAGGTCGTCGAAATGCATGACAATGATGGAAATTGAGGGTTGATAATAGTATACGGTACACCACACTTTGCCATAGGTATTAGACCACGACGTTCACAAATATCGTCCCTATCTTGAGAACCACCTTCAAAAAGAAAGAATTTGCACTTGTCTTTCATAACTTCGTACACTTTGGTGATTTTATCTCCCGAGTTCTCCATATCCATCACAAAGATGTCACACTCTTCTGGCTCCCAGTCAAAGAAATCTTTCTCTGCAAAGGTTACAAAGTTCCCAACCTTGTTCTGCGAGGCATGGTTATTGCAATTCCCCTCTGAAACCTGCTCACGAGGGTAAAAGTCCCAGTTATCGTACGAATAAACATGCCCTTTGTTTAAATCTTTACACGCCATAGCCATCGCAATAGCCGAATAACCATTAGAGGAACCAAACTCTATAATTTTGTTAGGCTTGTGGAGTGTTACAAAGTCATAGAACGTCCTACCTATATTGTTAGCACGGAAGGAAGAACCGATGTCGGGATTACGATACATATTTTTGATAGATTTGGCCTATTAAATGAGCTACATTCTCGGGGACATCTGCGTGGAAGGGAACAAAGAAGTATCTCTCCTCAAGTTCATCCATTACAGAGCACTCAGATTTGAACTCCTTGAAGAGTGTGTACTTGTCATTTCGATAATGATGTTGCCCGATTTCAATACCTCTGTTAGCTAACATCTCCTTTAATACGGATGCGTTCCACGCGAAACCTCCTGCTAACCATGTGTGGGCAAATAAACCGTAACCTTTGTAGATGTCAGCAATCTTCTTGCGGTGCTCCATAATCTTTTCGAGGTCTTCGAGATTTCCACGACCAATAGCTGCTGAGATATTATTCATGTGGTACTTGTACCCAGCTTCCACGAGGTCAGTGTCTCCTAGTCTGTGCTTTTCGTCGCGGTCGTAACCGAACCAGCGGAGCCTTTTCGCTTTGGCGTAGTCTTCATCTCTTTTACAGACCAAGATACCACCATCTCCACTAGTAATGGTTTTAATTGCTTGGAGTGAAATACAGGTAAAGTCTCCTTTTCCATAATTATCCGACCCGATAGCTTGGGCTGCGTCTTCGATGAGTATAATATTTTGCTCTCGGCAGATTGACACAAGGTCATCAAGACCTCTATTATTTCCTCCGAAGTGGACAAAGACGATTGCTCTTGTTCTTGGTGTGATTTTGTTTTTGACATCTTCAATATTTATATTAAGGTCGTAGTCTATGTCCGCGAAAACTATTTTGATACCGCGGCGTACCAGAGGAATATTTGTCGCTGTACACGTGAGAACTGGTACAATAACTTCTTCGCCAGGTAAGATATTAGCCAAGTCATAAGCAAGCTCAAGAGCAGAAGTACCTGAATTAAGAGCGACAACATTATTAAGATTGGTTTTAGTAGAAAATTCATTCTCGAATAGTTTAACTTCCTCGCCTTCAGCGATTTGGTCTGATAATAGAACACGCTGAACATTCTCTCGTGCCTTGTCGTTAATGTAGGGTTTGAATAACTTCATCATATCGTTGAGGCATGAATGTCTACTTTAGTCTTCTTACAGGTTTTGCATTGTCTTGTCTGTAGGATATAAGGAACCAACATGCCGGAGGGCATTTCAAACACGTCGTTCCTTTGGATTATCCAACTGCCCCACTTGTGGAATATATGAATCATGATTTCAGATAGTTAATTAAACCCTCCTCAAAAGAGTACAGAGGTTTCCACCCGAGTTCTCTCACCCTTGTGGAGTCCATTTGGTACTTAGAGTCCATGCCCTCTCTGTGGGAATCGTGCGTCGTGACCGTCTGTCCCGTGACTTCCTCTGCCTTCTTAATTAGCTCTCTGACGGTGAAACCCTCGTTAAGAGTTATGTTATACGTTCTCCATCCATCCTCAAGGATTTTGTGGACTATCGGAGGGATATTGAGGACATAAATATACTCTCGGTAGCCCTCCCCTCCATTGTGTAGCGGAATAGACGTTCCGTTCATTAGACTTTCCTTTATCGCAGGCAGTATCTTCCTTGAGTCCTGCCTTTCCCCGAATACATTACAGAAACGTGTCTCACAAGTCTTTCCTTTGAGTTCTGGGTAGCTGTTATCGTAGGTAAGGCGCATCAAGGAACCTACTGCCTTAGAGCAAGCGTACGGATTCTTTGGGAATATTATATCTTCTTCTTTCTTTAGGTATTCGCATTCTCCGTAAACCTCGTCAGTAGAAACGTAGAGCAACTTCTTCAGGTTAGGTAGTTTCCTCGCGGCTTCGAAGACATTTATATTCCCAGCGATGTTAGCGTCTAGTGTTTCACGTGGAAACTTAATAGAGAAGTCAACGTCGCTCATCGCCCCTGCGTGGATTATGTAGTCAGGCTGCTCTTTCTCAACGATGTCTAGGAACTCTTTGTTGCCAACGTGCTCTTCGTAGAACTTAAAGTTGGGATTATTCTCCCATTCTGGAATTAGTTCTGGATGAGAACCTGCGGAGAGATTATCTACCCCGACAACGCTCCACCCTAAATCTAGAAAGTAATCGGTAACGTGACTGAATATAAAACCTGCGTTCCCTGTTATTAAAACCTTATTCATAGAGTCCATTCATGTCTCCGCTGTTGAACTTCTCCAGGAAGCCTTTAGCTTGGTCGAGAACCTCTTCTTTAGTCCAGTGACGTGCTGAACGCCCGTCTGGGAAGTTGTAACGGTATTCGTGGTCTACAGTCTCCTTTATTTCGCCTGCCGGCACTGCGTGTAGGTCGTAGTTCTTTCCATCGAGGAAGATATTGGCTAGTCCTGGGCGATTATCGTTAGGCACTACTGAAAAACGAGGGTCAATCTCTTTCAAATCTAGTTCAAGTTCTTTTGAAGTGTACATTATTGTGTTTTAAGAGCGTCCATTGTTTCAATGGCGTTTGTAATAAGTTGGAACGTGGCATTAACTAAATCTACGGTTTTTTTGCCCTCTGGTTTTACTTTGTTACCGTAGTTTTTTCCTTCATGTACGAATGTGTACGCGACGTAACCATTCTCGAACAATATGTCGATGTCCTTTCCGTTCAAACTATGCGTGTATATTTTTTTCATGTTAGTAGATTACTCCCTCTTTACTTGGGTGGCTTCAAGAGGAATACCACCCAAGAGCAATCTACTTACTATACAATCCTAATTTGAAAAGACAAGCTAGGACTGTGGATAAGTTATTTTTTCTTTGCGTTGTCGTAGTTCTTGTGGCAGGAGACACAAAGTCTTAGCCAATCATTCCTATCTCGTTGATAAGTGTCGCTAATATTTGCCCAATGATAGGTTCGTCTATCTGAACATTTACATTTTTCACAGAATTGAGGTTTGCCCCACCACTTACCAGCCCAGATATGCTTGGCAAAATACCCAGCATCTTCTCCTTTCCAATTTACATTTTTATCACCAACTCCGTGTCCCTTGGTAAAGCGAGTTCGAAACCCTCTCATGTCCCCGGGTTTCATTTGAAACTTTTCTAGCCAAGGAATTTTTTTGCTTTTATCTCCGCACTCTTTGGAACAACAAAACTGCCTGGACCACTGTTTATAAGAGGTCTTAGGCAGTTTTGTGAAAACTATAGAACAGTGACGACAGGTTTTTTGATTATCCATTTGTATAACTTACCAAAGTAAGAATACAATGTCAATCAGTAGCACCTATGCCGCATTGAATCCATCTGTAGCCCCAGTCTTCAAATTGTAGACCCAAGTTGCGTTAAGAGTCTTAACAGCAAACGGCATTTTCCAACCTACAGTTGAGAACTGGTCTAGTGGGTTGTCAGTTGAGTTTGAACCAGGGTTCTTCACGTACACTTTAGGTGCGGCGATTGAACCAAGGTTAATAACTCCATAAGCGTTCATTCCGAAGAAGAAGTTCTCGTATACGTTAGCAACGTTAGTAGCTGATGTAGAGAATCCTGCGGAAAGAGAGAACTTCTGGTTGTTAGTCTCAACGAACTCAACTCCGTGTAGCTTACCTACAACTCCACGCTCGATAGCGTCAGCAGTTGTGTAGCGGTGAGCATCAAGCCATTCACTGTTACCCATGAGGTCCATGGCAGTATCAGGGCCGATAATAGCGCGGAATAGACCACCGTCGAACTTCTGAGCCTTGTTCTTCTTTAGAGCGCGAACAACACGGCGAATTTCAAGTCCAGTCAGGGTGTCTGAAGTGTGGATTGTTGAAACAGCAGTTGTTGAGTTAGCCTGACCTCCAGTCGTTGTAGAAGGAAGTAGAACTGTTGCTCCGGAAGAGAGCTCTGTTCGGATAAGTTGGTCGATTGATTCACCTGCGTGCTGTCCGTGAACAGAAACGTGCTCCTTTAGTCCTTCCTCAATAGAAGTCATAGAGTAAAGGGAGCCGACAGTTGTGTAAGTACCGTAATCTGCAAGAGTTGCAGAAATAGTAGCTGCTGTCATATCTACTGCTGTAGGGTTAGCTGCTTCAGAAAGAGCTGCAGTAATAACCGCTAGAGGAGTAAATCGGGTGAAGTAAACAGTCTTACCACTGTTCATTGGAACGTTACGAACCTGTGCTCCGAAATCGTGTCGGAGTTCAATTTTAGCACGGTCAAGGAAAACTCGGTCGTAGAAAATCTGCATCGGAGATGTTAGACCTGGGTTACTTCCTTGAGCAAAGGTAGTTGTAGACATTTTGTGTCGCTAGATTACACGCTCCGGCATCACTTGTTGGTTAGCCCTACGCGCGAGGTAGAATCTTCTCTAGTTCAGCTGCCGTCATATTCTTGAGGGCTTCTGGAGAGTACTTGCGCTCGATAGGAGACATCCCTGAAGTATCATCTGTCTTACCCGCTGCTTGCTCAGCTGCACGCTGTTCGCGTTTAGTATTAAGAGCAATAGACACGTAAGAATCTTTATCTTCAAGAACTTTTCTTCCGCCATTCGCCATGATGAAGGTTACCTCATCCTTTGAATAACCGTCGAGTCTCATCTCAAGGCGTTCGTCTTCTGTTGAAGTGTCTACCTTAATAGGTTGAGGAGCAGTTTTGACTTTCGCTTCTGCTGCTTTAGCTCGTGCTAGGACTTGCTTGACGATTTTATCCTTCTTCGCTAGTTCCTCTTTAAGAGCTTCGACATCCTCGATGCCGTCTAGAATTGAGTCGAGTTCTAGTTCCTCGTCAGTAATTGTGGCTTCTGCTACCTGTGTTTCATCTTCCATAGTTGTGGCTTGGATTACCTCAGCGGGATATGCTAACCGCTAAGCTGGTTAATGAGAGTTGTTCTTCCGTACACTCTCAAACGGAATCTTCTACACCCTAAGCGTACCGTTGAGGACACCTGTGATGGCAGTGATGGCAGCAGATTGCTGGGCTGCGGTCATGCTGAAGCGGTTTCCTCTGTACCAATCGATAACAAGACCAACGAGCTCGTCGGCTTTATCATTTGCTGTTATCGGGGTATATGGGTTTTGTGAATCTCTAGACATACTATTTTAGTTAACGGTTTTTAAATTTTGTGCTCATGTCATTTGATTGACGGCAACACACGTCTCCTGGCATCTCGACTTTTCCACACTCCTCACACTGAGGGGCGGACACAACTCTCCCTGGTCCCATTTCGGGCTTGTTGGAGACGATGTACTTGCAGTCTGGGATACCATCGTAAGAATCTGTGTGGGAATACTTACTTCTTCCAATACGGTTCAGAGCAACGTCTTTGTTGATAGGCTTAGTCATGGCGGGTGTATTGATTTTTACCTTTCTCGGGTACGTCCTGAGGATGAGGGCGCTCCCACTTCTTCGCGCGGTCTGTATGGTCGTAAGTGCCATTGAGACCAGTTGGTCCCTTTGTACTTGCTGACTTCGTAGAGATGATTGTAGTGTCTCCAGCATACACTGGGGCACCAATCACTCCTGCTGTTGGCTTTGTGTTTAGTTTTGGTTTTGTAATCATGCGTAAGGGTTTTTAATCTTTTTAATTTCGGTTCGAACAATCGTTTCTCCTAAGAAGGACGAGAGTGTGTTGTAGGCGAGCTTTCTTGCGATAATCTCTGCCTTAACGTTCTCCGCTGGCTGAGTGAGGTCGATGGTGTCATAATTGAGAATCATGTCCATCTTGTCTGTCAGCATTTTCTCGACCCTCGACCAAGCTGGGTCAGAAAAGAATTTTTGTTGTAGTTCGTCCATATTATCCAAATGATTCAGTATCAGGCTCCTGCGGCGGTGGCAGGGGCTTGACCCGCGACCGTACCGAAGGGACTTGGCTGACCAGGTTGTTGTGGTTGTCCATTGGGTGTCGGGCTATTTTGTAATGGTGTTCCTCCCTGCTGACTCGTAGCTTGGTTGTCAGCAAACTGCATTTCGGCAGGTGAGACTCCCAGATACTCCGCATAGCGGAAGAACAGCATCTTGATACGAGGGTCTTCGAGGATTTGAGGATTCTGAGCCATCGCCATAAGTACTGACTGTGTGTTCTGAGCCATTTTAGCTGGGTCAATCTGCTCGTTTCCGATAACGAAGTCGAACTCAAACTCAACATCATCGTAGAAGTTATCCTTAATATCAAGATAGCGGGATTCACCAAGAGTTTTGTAGGACTGTATTGCGTTCTTTCGCACTCCTTCAATAACGTCTGGGTTTAGATTCTCCATCTGTCCTCCGATAACTGAAGTCTTAACGAAGTCATTAACGTGTAGTTGAGCTGCGGCCTCATCGAGCTTCTGAAGGTCGTGTGAGTTACCCACAAAGCGCATGATGTGTGCTGGAGTTAAATCCTTCATTAGTTGAGGAAGAACGAGGTCATTGAAGAACTCTTGCAGGAAGATTTGCTGATTCTCACGCTTGAAGTCAAACGTAGAAGTAGATTGGTTGGCTTGTAGTTGAGCTAGAGCTGCCGGAGTAGAAGAAGCCATAGGTTCTCCACGAACTGCGGCGTAGGCGAAGGTAAGGCGGTCTGTCTGGTCTGCATAACCCTGCTCTTCGTCCTTCCATGCTCCGAGGTTTCGTTCCTCGTTAGCAATCGGTTCAATTCCAAGAGGAGAGTAGATTATGTCTCCGTTCTCTAGGTCTGTGAGGGCATTGCGGACGATTGACTTATCCTTCGTCTGGAAGAGGTGGAGAGTTGAGAGCTCCATTGAGAAACGCTTTGAGTTCTTGAGTTCGTTGAAGCGAACTTGAACGTCAAAAAGAGATTCTATAATTCCAACTCCAAGCCATCGTCCACGAATCTTTGTATAGTGGTAGTCCTTAAAAGGCCAATCCTTGTGCCACTTACTCTTAAAGAGGGTGATTCCATTCTCGGAAGTAACGATTCCTTGCTCGTTAGTGCCGAATGAATCAACACCACAAACAATAAAGAGTGATTTAACTACCTTCTCTGATTTCCCTCCATCAATCCACCATTCAGGGACTTCCCCATAACGCTTGATGACCTTGATGTAAGGAGTTGATTGAGCGATATTTAGGTTTCCGTAGGCATCTTCGTATGGTTCTTGTGCTGAAGCTGCCCCAAACAGTTCAATAGCTTGTTCTACGTTGTCCCAGCCAGAGTTTCGAAGCTCTGTAGGAGTCATATAGTGGATAGTTTCAACGAAACGTGAATCTTTAATTGATTCAACGGTAGGGTCAAGAACTAAACGGCGCAAATCAACAACCTTGGCTCCATCTGTAGTTTTTTCGAGTACAACGGTCCCGTATTTAGGAGCTTCCTCTGCGATTGAGTTGAGAATCTTCGCAAACTTCGAAGTTTTGAGCCAGAGTTTCAGTTCTTTTTCAAGAAGCCACGTAGAGAAGTAGGACTTAGGGTTGGTTGGCCAGAGACGAATGTCTTTTGTGTCGATGTCGAGCATTCGCGTAGCAACTTCGCAAGGAGGGTTGACAACGTTCCAAAAGATAAGGTCCCTACCTAGGTACGTTCCTCCGTTTTCGAACTTGGAGTTATTGTAGAGGTTGATTCTCTTAATCGTGTCGTACTGGTTGAAAGAATAGCCAGGAACAATAGCTACATAGTTAGTTATGAAGTCTCGAATCTCCGTTCGTATTTGAGAGTAGATATTATTGGGCATTTAACATATTCTCACCCCTGTGTGCAAATAGTTGCACTTTAACTCACACGTGTTCTTATTTAAAAGCCCGTTATATAAGCATTTTACTTTCCTTTTTCACACTAAATCGTATCTGTTTAGTTATCTCTTTTATTAGGAAGGGCTCAAACTCATTAAAGAAATCCGAGGTAGCAACGATGGCTCCTTTCTTAATAGCTACTTGAGCACGGCAGTAAATCTCCGTTCGGATAATCCAACGTTGCATAGCTTGCCCGCTAGTTTTGCGCCCTGACTTAAACTCGTAGTAGTCGCAAATATCCTTCAGAGTGTAGTCGAGGAGTTTGTATCTGCGCCAGACCTCAGTCCAAAAACCCCGTGGAAGGTTATACTCTTTGCAGAAACGGCGGTCAGGTTCTTCTGTGAACAGTTTACTTTTGGTGAGGTGAATCAACATATTATTTATAGCGTTGTGCGTTCCCGCGGTTACTTCGGATTTTATTTTCAAGGACTGGGTCAAAACTCTCTAAAGGATGAAGAGAAGAGATAGCGTATCTGGCCGCATCAAGAGCGTGGTTGTTCCAGTCTTGAGGTTTTTTACCCAACTTACCCTTCTTCTCGTCAACGTTAGGCATCCAAAAATACCCTCTCTGTTCTTTTTGGAGGTTAACGCTTCTCTTAGTAACGTATATTGACGAATCTTGGATGAGTTGGATTCCTTGGTTGATAGAGCCTGGTCCCTTAGTCGCCCCAATAATGGAGACACCATAGAGCTTTAGTTCATCAATACTCTTAGGTTCAGAAGAGTCTCCCACACAGAGGACTTGCTCTTGAGAAAGGACAATATCCGCGATGGCCTTGTTAGAAAGTCCTTTCTGGTATGCAATCTCATCTAAGATATAGCAACCGTTAAATTTATACACATCAATAATGGCTGTGGGGTCATTGGTATAACCGAAGTCAATACCCCTTCTGACTAGCTGTGCATAGGCAGGTATCTCCTCAAGCGGAGCCCAGTTTTTGTAGATTTTACCTTCCACTTCTCCGATAAGTCCGAGCCCGTATACGTTCCACCATTGAGTTCTATGTTTCCTAGATTCAAGGTCGTCAACCGTACTCTGTGGGAGTCCCTCGTTGTCCTTGTACGTCACAATGAGAAAAGAATGCTTTTGGAAAGGTATAACCTCGTCATGTACCCAGAATTGAGCCACAGGGTTATAGTCGATATAAATATCACCACTTGTTCTGATAGAGAGCTGGGTAAAAGTCTCGTAATCAATGTTGTTCGCCTCGTTTATAAATAGTACTTGACGACGTGGGCCACGCACTTTTTCAGAAGTATCCGCAGAAAAGAACTCAATTTTAGTACCTGTCTCAAACGTATAGATAGAATCTGTTCGGTTCCAATTCTCTTCTTTGTAGTAGCCATGCCCTTCCATAATATTCAGGAAGTCGCGCATAGCTCCGGG